CTGCAACAGGCGTTGGAAATTTAGCTGTTCAATATGAACCACAATCTAATGCGGCCTTATCTGAAGGAAATTTAAAAACTACTCAGACTTCCTCTGGTTCAGGTAATTGGGGAAGATCGAAGTCTACAATAGCACTTCCAGCTAGTGGTAAAATATATCTTGAAGCTACAGTAAATGAAGTGGGCAATGCTATGGCGTTTGGGTTGATTAGTTCAAACGAAGCGTGGGGAGATGGAGATGGAGGATTTAACGGAGCAAATGCGGTCAACATGACTACGTATAACAGCGGTTGGAATAATTCATATATTTATAATGAATCTACTCAACTCGTTAATCGCAGTGCGGTTTTGTTTGCAACAGGCGATATAATTCAACTAGCTGTCGATACTTCTACTAAAAAAGTTTGGTTCGGCAGAAATAATGTTTGGTATAATTCGAGTGCAGGGACAGATGGAAATCCATCAGCAGGGTCAAATCAAGTTGCTACATATACAACAACTGCTCGTATGTTCCCAGCAGTGTGGATGTATTACGGAAGTCCGTATGGGCAACCTTTTGTAACTATGAATTATGGGGCAACTCCTTTTGTTTACGATCCTCCGACTGACTTTGTCCCACTATCCACACAAAATATAACATCTGGCTACACGGGATCACTCTCTGACGCAATCGTCACAGCTAATGCAACCGAAGCCAATATAAAATCTACAACAGAAGGCGCACACAGTTTCAGCAACTGGATTAGTTTTCTTTACAATCGTGATGCAAGTGAGCAACGAATTTTTTATGCTAGTGATGACTCGTCTAATTATATTCCTTTTGCAGACGATGGCGTTCTTGGAAAAAATTCATTTCCTACGTTAGCTGGATCAAACAACTGGACGGGTTGTGCAATAGCAACTGGTGCATCGACAGGAATTGCTACTGGCACAATTTCACATAGTAATGGAAGTGATACGAGTGCGGCACATGGCCTAACAAGTCCAACAGGTCGTTTTTCTATTCTTATCAGTTCTGAAGCTACATCAAGCCATGATGGTTGGTTTTGGTTTCATCCCGATATGACAGCCAACAACAATATCCGGCTTGCTCAAGGTGGTTCTGAAGGTCAGCAAAGTTCTAAATATTATGCAGCCGTGACCAGTTCAAATGCTGTAGTTAAAAGCGCGGCTCCTACTGGGACGTACCGATACATCGTCTTTGCAGAAAATGATTTGGTTTCGTTTTACAGCTATACGAATATTGCTGGTACAGACAGCGCATATGTTCATACCAATAATAAGCCAGAGTGGATGCTTTGGGGACAAATGACAGAAACTGGTGGCGGTTACGGGCAGTACTTGGCTTGGTCTGGGACTCACAATGCCTATAACCCGTGGACGAAATGCACTCGCATACACAATATTAGCACTAACGAAATAACTGGAAGTGCGGATATTTTAGGTGCGGGATTTAAAGTTACTGAGGCCAGTCCCGGCCAAGGAGCATGGCATCAGACAGACGGGCAAACCACTTGCGGCATTAGCATTGGTACGCCATTTGCTTTGAACAACAGGGCCAGATGATATGGACCCTGTCACCATTGCCGCAGGAGTTGCGGCATTCAAGGCGGCACAGAGTAGCATAACGGCTATTAGAGAAGCACTGGATACGGCCAATGATATATCGAGCATTAGCCATCATATAAGCGATTTATTCTATCATTCGCGTGAAGCCAATAAGGCGTACCAAGCCCAACACGCTTATAACGAAAGCGTCGAAAAAGGTGAGATCAAACCTGATGAATCTTTGCAGGAAGCGATAGACTTAATGATTCACCGGCGCGAAATGTCGGAAATGATTAAGGACTTGGAATATGAATTAAATAAAAAGTTTCCAACGCCAGAGGGCGAACCGTCGATGTGGCAACAGATTAAACGGGAACAGTCACGCATCCAGTCATTGAAGATTAAACAAAAACGGGAACGTGCAGAGATTGCAAAGCGTGAAGCAGAAGAAGCCAAGGAGCGTTGGAAAAAGATCGGACAAGAAACAGTCAAATTTGCAGTGCTTGTTATCGCTGTGCTGGGAATTGGGTGGATGCTTATGACGGCGTATGACCAAGGGCCGATACGATGACGACGAAGATCAGCGACACGACCAACGTGCAGATGCCGATGAAGACTGTCATCAGTTTGATTGCTCTGGTTGGCATGGGCGTCTATTCGTATTTCATTATCCAAGAAAGATTGAACCGCCTGGAAACTTCAGAACAGCTAGTAAAGAAAGACCTTCAAACCAGCATTGCGTCTTTAAAATTGGACATCGACAAGAACACGACCTTTCGCATTGACCGGCCTCAGTCGCCAGCGGTGAAGGAAGCCTTCATGCTCATTGAACATATAAGCGGCCAGCTAGAAAAGCTGACAAAGAAGGTCGAGGACAGATCAAACAACAGCGTCAATATCACCCGCCTTCAAACAGACATGATGGAAGTTCGCAGCGCAGTTGAAAAGCTGAAGGACGCGCAGCGGCATCTGCAAATCAACGGCAAATAAATGGAAACTTTTGTTGGCTTTATCCTCCACCTGTATACAACGGCGGGGGCGCTCCTAGAATTTACCCCGCGTGACAGCCTGAGTGATTGCCTCAAAGCCAAGCGTGTGATTGAGCGTACTGATCCTCACAAAGAAAGATGGATCTGCCGCAAAGGCAAGTTGTTGCTCAAGACGGTGGATGGCAAGCAGTACCCCGTCAAAATTATTATGGATGATTGAATATGGAAGTAGATGCCAAGCTGGGAATGCAGTTAGCAATCATGCTTGCCACTGTGGCTGGCGGCTATGCTGTAGTCAAATCGCAACTGGCCCGTGTGATGGAAGACTTGGGGCATTTTATTAAACGGTATGAAAAGTCTAAGTCTACGTTCGATCAGCGGTTAGATGAAGCTGAATCGCAACGTGCTGTCTTTACGTCGCAGATAGATGTGCTGAAAGAAATTAACTCGGTTCCTGCCCTTGAGCACCGCAACCGTGAAATAGCGACAATTCAAGCGCAAATTGAAGTGTTGCAGTCACAGGTCAAGCATCTTGCTTCTATTCATAACGGAAAGCACCCAAAGGTAGAATAATGAAGATCTTATATTTCGTTGTTTTTATTATAGCGAATGACGGCTCTTACGACATTACTGGTATGCCTGTGAATAGCTGTCCATCGAAAGATATGACAGAAGAGCATTATGATTATCATCAAAGATTGGGTGCTTTTAAACAGTGGGCAGCATTTTGCACGACTGTAGATTTTAGCGATCCGATTAAGAAGGGGAAAGTTAGTGCATTACATTAGCCTTGTATTGCTTTTGATTGTCTTAGGCGCCTGTCGCTGGCGTATCCCCGTAGATATGTTTAGTTACTAAAAAGGATTTAATATGCTTAGTTTGCTAGGTTCTTTGCTTGGCTTTGGCACTTCGTTTTTGCCGAAAGTCATGGAATATTTTCAAGATCGTTCTGACAAGGCACATGAACTAAAAGTCATGGAAGTGCAGATACGCCAACAGAAAGAATTGGCGGCACAAAAGCTGGAAATGGTTAATGTAGAAGCAGACATAAGAGAGGTTGAGGCGTTACAAAAATCCATGCAACCAACAGGCGTAACCTGGGTTGATGGGCTTCGCGGTTCCGTTAGGCCAGTGATTACCTACGCATTCTTTGGGCTATTTGTTTTTGTTGAAATATCGGCGTACCTCGCTCTCACAAATGCTGGGGTATCAGGGCTGGATGCGGTTAACGCCGTTTGGGATGAAGACACAAAAGCACTTTTTGCGGCAGTCATCGCTTTCTGGTTTGGTGGAAGGGCTATCAACAGAGCAAGAAAATGAGGATTAACGCCATCGGGCTAAACCTAATAAAGACGTTTGAGGGCTTTCGTTCTGAACCGTATTTCTGTTCGGCAATGGTTCCCACCATTGGATTTGGTTCTACTTGGTCCTTTGATGGCAGTCGTGTCACCTTATCTCACCGCCCGATTAATGAAGCAGAGGCCGAGGAGTTACTTTTACGAGAGGTCGCTAACTGCGAACGTGCGGTTGACCGACTTATCAAAGTCAAACTAAATGAAAATGAACACTCTGCTCTGCAAAGTTTTGTCTACAATTTAGGTAGCGGACGCCTTCAGTCGAGTACGTTAAGAAGAAAAATTAATCGGGGAGATATGATGGGTGCCGCTGATGAGTTTCCAAAATGGCGACGCGCTGGTGGCAAGATTCTTAAAGGATTAGTCTTACGCCGCGCTGCCGAACGCAAATTGTTTCTCTCTTAATGATTCCTGACAAACTGATCGACTGCCCGTGGTGCGGACAAAGCACCCGCCTGGAACGGGTGCAGTCCCACTACGTTTGCACCTCATGCAAACAACCTGTCTTAGATTGTTGCGACGGCGAACAGGAATACGCATCAGCCGCCGAAGCAAACGGCGCAGGGTGCAAATAAATATTCTGTCTGTTTGCAGACCTGATGACAGCCTAAGCGGTATCGATCAGGCTTGATGAAAACTTGTCAGGGTTTGTGATAACGCGCCTTGCGTTTCGCAACTCCCGCTGAATACATTGACGGTTATTCATCACACATTCCCCCCTACTTCGACATTCAGCTTTTGAAGCGCAGCTTGAACGTCATGGCCCATTTCTTCTGTGTCTTGACCGCGCTCCACTGCATTCATAAATGCGCGGTGCTTCTGGACAAAATCCGAAGCGGCCACATGGACTTTGCTTGACGGGCTTGCCCCGCCAGCATCATCGACAATGCTGTAGGACCGCACTGTTCTTGGCGGGCCAGGATTAATATACCCACGGGCGATTAGCCCTTGCAGCAATCGATAAGCATTTGAGCGTGGCGTTTCGACAGCGGCCCCTATCTCTGCATTGGATGGAACCGTGCCGTGTTCGGCATGATAGTCCACGATGTATCGGTAGACTTTCATTTGCATAGGTGTAAGTGATGCTCTCATTTGCTGGCATCCTTTGCCTTGGCCGACAGGCGCCGTAAGATTTTCTTGTAATCCTCGCCAAACGCTTTTGCCTTGTCAGGATGTTCTGCCTTCAGCCGGTCAATCGTGTCATCGTGATCCTTTTTATGCTCACCGATTTCATGGCGTCGGTCTTCAAAACTCATGCTTTTAGTAGTTTCAATTTTCTCCCAAGCCTCTTTCATGCCAGCAATCCACTCATCGGCTGTTGGAAACTCTTTTATGCCGTTTTCAAGGTTCATTTCCCACGCCCGTTCGCCCTCTTCCTCTGAGGCGCCCTCTGTTGCGCTCTCAGCAACATCTGTAATTTCTGGACTCTCAGCATCTGGAGCGGCCTTTTCGTCGCTCACGGGCGAAATTTGGGGGTCAATTTCTGGCTCTCCCTTCCCAAACGAGGCATCCATCGGATGTGCGGGCACTTCCACTACCTGATCGGTAATGTCGATGGGTTTATCCGAAGCTGTTGGATAATCTTCGGCTTCCTCTTTAATGACCATTCCTGATAGCGCGTCAGGGAAACTATCCCTGGCGGCAAATCCCCTCGCCCGCATTTGCAACATACGCTCTGTGTATTGACGCCAGGGGGCTTTGCTTAACAGCCCTGCACGTTTGGCTTGACCCATAGAAAAGGACCGCGTCGTTTCAACCTTTTCGCCATATCGCATACGGACAATGGTGCAGAATGCTTCATCGCCTTCGCGCCACTCTTTGTGACTGACATACTCTGGATGCCCAACAATAAGTGCCATCATCCCATCACCGTATAGCGACGGTTTGCCATTGATGACCGCCATAGACTGCATGGCAGCTAACGGCGCCAGCCCCACTTCACTTGCCCATTGTACGGCAACCACAATATCTGCTGGCTTATGCTGGAATGCTTTCGGGCAAAAAGCAGACACGGCCATCGTTTCCGCGAACTGCATCGCTTCTGCCATATTGCTAGGCGTCAGAACACCCGATTGCTTAACTGCGACTTCACCCATTTGCTTTCTCCACTACGCTAATTGATTTCTGACGAACCTGATATGCGGACTTCGCCGGTATAACTTTCTCAGGTTGCTCACGATATTTTTTGACAGGCCAAGACACGCGATAGTTTCCAGCAATTGCCGACGTATGGTTGCCCATCTTCCGTTGGATTTCGGCAGTCAATAGGGCAAGCGTATCGTTGGCATCCTTGATCTGCTGTTTCATCAAGACAAACTCTTTGCAAAGTTTGTCGTAATCTTTCGGCAAATCCACAGGGTCTTCCTTGTCGCCAAGGGAATAAACCAGAGCCGCATCGGCCGCATCGGCAAGATCGTAATATTCGATCTCCTCCGCGTTTAGCCGTCTGTCCAAATCCAGACACGCTTCAGTGATCGACTTTTCTGTGCCAGCATGGAGCGTGAACAGGAAGATTCGCATTTCCACACCCCCATATAGGATGATCAGTGCCGCCCATTTATAGCCGCCGCACATCATCTGACCCTGCACCTGGACAGGACCGCGCCACATGGCTGGGAAATCTTCCGGCCTGGTCCGCGTTACCTTGCTCTCAAGGACGCCAATGCCGTCCAATACAATGCGGTCATTGCCTACCACATAGATGCCCTTGGATGGTTCATGGTGGATTGTCATGCTTTTCCCGTCGGCCCTGCCGTCCAGGCTTGCTGCCAAAGGCAGTGTCGGATGCACCACAGGTTCGGTGATATTAAGTTCGGGAATCAGGCCCAGGCGTTCGCAACCCTCTTTAAGAACAGGCTCTTCAAGAACATTGCCCATGTGGGTTAGTTCATTGCCTTCCCACTCTTTGCCCTTCCCCTCTTTATGTGCCCACATTTCCAGCAACTGTTCGTTGGGCGTTTTGTAAGGCGATAAGCCCATAATGTAAGGCAAGATACTACATGAACACATGAGGTTTGATGTGAGTTTACCAACCATTTTATTTAGCCCCCGCAATGTTGACGGAGTTATTGAAACGCTCTTGACGCTTGACGGCTGGCGGTAATTCAGCAAGGCCGCATTCCACGCGCAAAATATTGGTCATAACTTGCGTCAGCTTGCGTTGGAGATCATGGATTTTGCGTGTCTGGCAACGCCTTTGTGCCGCTTCCAAATCTTGCTGTAACGTGGTATAACTGTGGTGTTGAAAGAGGTCCATTACAACACCCCCAGCATAGCTGCGGCGATGATTGTGCAAGCCCATGCCCCTAGTAGTAGGGCACTAAACCCGAACATCCCCAAAATTGTTTGGAATATCTTGTAAGGCGTTGATTTCTTTACTAAATATATATTATGCGATTTAGCGGATATCATAATGGCTCCTTTCTGCCGTTTCTTCCCTTATTTAATGATTATCAAGTGATAAGAACCTTAGCCCTTCGACATACTGTATATCGTCCCTGGCGAAGTTTTCCAAATCATCGTTCGCAAGAGATAAAACAGTTTTGGCACTAAGGATTTTTTGGATATTGGTGGACCGCTGGTGGGCGATCTCATCAAATCTGGCGGCGACATCTTTAAGAACAATTGCCGCCCATTTTATATGATCGGGATGCAATAGCGGCATCTGGAGCCGCGATGCACTGTCACCCAATTTGTTAACAACAGTCCTCAACGCCTTCCGCGAATGCGGCTGGTTGAGGTCGTATTTCTTTAGACGTTTTTGATACTTTGTTACCATGTGTTCTTTCCCTGATCCTTTCTGTCATAAGTTGCGATTCATTCGCAATGTTATTTTTCCCGCATGATCTATGCGGATAAACCCGCACCTTTTTTGAGCGTGTTTTCAAATTCTGGATTGTCAGGCGCGGCTCTTTGCATGAGGCCAAAAGCGATGCTCCGCGAAAAATTTTCGGTTTCTGGAGCAGCGCAAAAATGATTCACAAACTCATTATATTTTTCAATCAAGAGATCAGTTGGGCAATAATTCTCGTTTATGAAACCGTTCACAATAAAATCATCTAGAACTTTTTTTACGGTGCCTCTGTCAATAGCGTATCGCTCTGCGAGATACTTCTGTGTGATAGTAAATTTGCGGCCTACAGCCTGATAGATTCGGATGATTGAAATAAAAATCACGGTGTGGTTCTGTGATTTGTTGACAACATATCTCATGCCTGATCCCTTTCTTGCTCTCACACGCGCTAGATGCAATTCGTCCATCATTTGGGCATAGCGAACCAGTTTGTTGAAGTTAGCCGCGCTGCTGACCATCTGTTGCCGACCATCTGGGTCGCACGTTTTTATTTTGCGAACATTTTGATCTGCCTCAAAGCCATCTTCGGTGATCTCATATTGTGTTGCATTTGATCTAAAAGTGTTCATTTTTTCCTCCATTTTGTGCGGAAGTTTCCGCATAAAAAGTGTAAAATCATGCGGGAAATCCCGCATTTGCCTGTGGATAACTCTGTCATTCGCTGCCCTCTATACGATCTATTATGGCTTTTACCTGTTGCGGGTGCCATTTGGGCTGGCCAAAAACAGCTTTATCCTGGTCAATTATCCGTTGTCGTGCCCGTGTCTGAATGCCACGACGGGTTAGTTCCTGTGCGATGGCCCGCATACTTGTTATGCCAAGCTGGCGACACTGTAGGATTTCGGGCCATACCTTAAGCGCGTAAGCGTCAGCCCGCTTCTGTTTGATTTCCTGGCCGACGGCCTGGACTTCATCCCACTTTTCTGATCCCAGCTTCGTCATCTTCTTCTGGCGATTAGACGACTTGGTCGCATAGAAACCGTCTTCTTTAATAATGCGCTTCATTTCGGCGCGGGTTTTCTTAACCCGATCACTGATCTGTTCGCGCTCATACTGGGCCATTGCCGCCACAATATGGATGGTCAGGTTCGACACAAAGGGCTGATCGGCACAGGCAAACTTGATGCCTGATTCCATCAACCT